TATAATCCGCAAAACGAAATGTTTCGACTTTTTGGAACGAAACGTTCTTTTCCCCAAAACGAAACGTTCCTTTTTCCGCACCCCTAAACGCCCCTACCCTGCCCCTCTCCGCTTAATTTCGCACTTCAAATTATTACTAAGAAATTTGATAATCTCGCCAAAAATCACTACATTTGTATAGTATAAATTGAAGTGTTGTGCTCTCTCACACACATACTAAAACAACATCAAATTTCATTTTTATAAAACATTTTCGACCGGCTTACGCCGGTATCTATATTACAAGAACGGTGTTCGGATGGTTTTCGAACACCGTTCTTTCGTTTTGGTCGCTTCGCTCCACGCTTTAGCGCTTTGCGCTTACGACACCTCGCGAATCGCCTTATACGCTTCCACGCTTTCCGCCCGAACGATCTTACCGCGGAAGGCCAGACGCGAGCCGATATTCGAGTACGAGTACGAGGCATCGTTGTACGCATTCGCATTCGATACGCCGCCACTCGCATTCGCATTGTTGTACCCGCGATAAACCACACGGACTGCTGCGGTGCTTATCCAATATTTATCGCAATAATACGTACTGGACGAGCCGTTAGCACTTCCAACAGGCACCACATCCATATACTTACCATGGGCGACACCTACTATCCATTGGTCACTTGTAGTCTTACCTTTGACTAAACGGATACTGCCGTCTGGCATCCAAATACGCCATTTACCCTGGTTACCACTGTCGTTGGGTAAATCAACACCGTCCATCATATCGTATTTATGGCCGTAGATATCCTCATAGCCCAGACAACTGATATTGTTTACCTGGGTCACGGTAGGAGAACCATACTCGTCCTGGCCACGATACCAAGCGTACTGGTGGATAGAACCGTCCACGATGGAATTCGTGATCTTGTCGTTTATTTTATACGCCTCATCATAGCCGATCGTATCCTGCATTCCATAACCGGCTGTACCGCCCGTGATACGGTTATTCGTATGCTGACCGCCGCCGCATTGTTCCTGGCTGTCACGACGGCCGTATCTCGCATAAAACAGGTTCGCTATACGAGAGTGCATCATTGCGTCTATCTGCTGCATGCCACGCTGTTGGCTGTAAAAATGAAAGTCAATCCAGTTCATATTCGCCGTCGTGGTATTTCCTGTTATACAGGAACGAAGTTTGCTTCCGACCACACTGCTGCCGACTATCGCACAAAGATGTTCCTCGTTGGCCACCCAGTCGGGTTCCATGTCCTCAATCTTGTCGCTGTTACTTAGGACTACCTTATCAAACTCGGCCGTGTTCAGGATGGAAAAATGCAAGGCAGTAGCGTTCTCTGGAACATCGGATATCAAATACATCCCGGCCTCAAACTTCAGGCCTATTGTTGGTACCACGATGGTTTTGACAACATTTCCGGAGCCGTCAACAAATATACTGCCTACCAAGCCTGTGCCGGGAACACTCGGGAAACGCACACGCTTGTAACCTTGCACTTCCACCTTGCAGACGGAATAGGTCTTATCTGTGCTATAGGAGTCTTTCAGCGTGGATTTGCCGCTCAGAAGTTTGCGTTCCGCAAGGAAACCACCTTGCACGCCTTTGATGTCATCCAACGTCAGCACACTCACGTCCGGGACGGGAGGCATATCGCCTGGACCGTTGGAACTGTAACAGCTGTAATATTTCTCATTCAGGTAGTCATTAATTCCTTTCGACCAAAAAAAGGGCTCGTACATCATCCAGTCACCCTCGCTGCTATCAAGTTTGGCCGCGCTTCCATCGTAATATTTATTGCTGTTGGTATCATCCAGCGGACAATAGGTCATTTCACCGTCCATATTGTTGACGTCAACCGTCTGGCCGGCCATCTCCACTTTACGGCTCGTGGGCTTCTTCGTTACCTTGGAAAGCGTACGGTGCCGCTTCTTGAAGATCGCCGCTACGTGGGCATTCATGACGTAAGCATTGCCATACTTATAGCCGGTCTCGTTGTCCGGATTGGAGATATTGGCATCGTCCGGAACGCTCTCGTCCGACTCGATGATACTGTAGGCCGGCTGCACGATCTCCAGCTCCGGATACCGCTCACGATATCGGTCGGCCTCCTTGTCATCCATGTACTTTGTAAGACGAAGAGTCCCGCGTAATCCGGAATGACGGTTGTCTATCGCCCCGCTTGACGTATAAGTGCCGTAGTCGTAATACTTCTCAAGCAACGCACCGTTATCCTCCATGTCTATCTCGAGAACAAAACGCTCCAGCTTACCGGTTCCGGACTGTTTGGCAGCGTGCAGGCGTTCCAACAGGGCAAAGCCGTCAATACCGGGACAGTTCGCAAAACGGTAACCGGTAACGTTCGCAATGCTTTCCATGTTAAGGCCGCTTTCCTGCAATTTAGGAAGGTGTTCCAAAAACAATTCTTCCAACGTGCCGGGAAGCTCCAGCTTTACAAGCGGAGCACCGGTGGCCAGCTTCAAACGGGTAACACCGGTACCTTGCAGGTTCAGTTTCTTCAGCCGGGCTTGCCAGCTCAAATCAAGCGTGGACGCATTGCCATTGTCACCGTTACGGGCCAAAAGGTTGTTCTTCATGTTCAGTTCCTCCAATAAAGCCATGTTGGAAGTGGAGGTCATGAACGAACCGCTGCGGTAGATACCGGGCGTTTCCACGCTCATGTCCAGTTTCACAAGTGACGTAAGCAGTCCGAAGTTAAAGCCCACGGCAAAGGCATCCTCATGCCAGACAAGCTCCTTGATACGGGCCGCACCGATTATCTTCAACGGGTCGTTTTCGCCGAACGCTCCTTTTAGCTGCAAAGTATACAGCGTGTCGGCTTCTACCAGTCCACTGTCAGCCTGTACACCGTTCGAGGTGCTTAGCTGTACACGGTACGGGATGGTCAACGCGAACTGTATAGGCCTTAAGATATAGCCGGCATCCAAGGAGGCGGTGGACTGGTAGAACTGCGCGCCCAAGGTGGACACATAGCCGTATTCCACCTGTTTAAGGTCATAGCGTCTCTTGATGAAGTAACCGCGGTGAGCCTTCAGTGAACCTTTCAGACCATAGATTTGCGGATAGGTCTGTTCAGCACCGTCGGCACCCACCTTCATCGGGTTCAGGAACGGATAAATATATTTGAAGATGCCGCTCTTGTTGTAAAGCCGGGAACACCACCTCTCCATCTGTTCCTTGTCGAAATGGTCGGAGGCTTTCTGCACGCTGAAGGCCGACATGAAAGAGGAACCGCCGTTATAACCGCTTACCATGATCTCCTCCATCAAATCCCGGAAGTTGGCAAGTACCAGGTTCCAGAGCCAGCTGTTATGCCCCTGCATCACATACGCGCCGCCACGCTTGGTCTGGCGGTTGTCATCATATTCGCCGGTGAGGAATGTCTTGTTGTCCGATCCCAACTGGCTGTCCCCGTCATAATAGGTCGTGTACCAGATCACGCCGTCCCACGTACGCAGCAGCATGTTCTTCGCCAACTGGTCCACGCCCAAATTAAAGTCAATATACTGGTAATAGGCGATCAGGTAAGGGATATTGAAATACTTCATCGCCTCTTTCTTAAAAGTCGGACTCTGCCATTTGGCCGACGGGAACTTGTCGCCGTCATCCGTGTAATCCACTCCGGTAAAGGTATGGGTGGCCGTGTCATACTTCATCCGCTTGCAGGCCTCGGTCTCCTGGGCACATGTATAGACGAAAGACATCATACGGTCTACGGCTTTATACATCTTGTCGTACTTGTCGCCGGTACCGAGGTGGTCTTTCAAATTGGGTTCTTCTTCCCCGTCACCGCCACCACCGGACCAGAAGGTGTCCTTGGGGTGGTTGAACTCAAAGCCGCCGTCGAAGTTGGTATTCATAAAGTCGGTATGGCCCGCTTCACCGGACGGCAACCAATGGAACAGGCACAGGTCGTTCGAGTTGTTGAGTGTCTCGATGCAGATCGGCAGGTACTCCTTCCTTCCATCCCCGCCGGCTTCCAGGTAATTCAAGGTGCCGCCGTCGCCCCAGGTTTCAGAACCGATGGTATCGTCCTGGCCGAAGATCGGGTAACTGTCGCTCTTCTCGTTGTTCATGTTGTACTGGCCATAATACACCAGGTCGTCGGATGCGGACTTCGCAACGAACAGGTCGCACGGCATACCGTCTATCGCGGAACGAATGTCATCGTCCACCCCGTGATCCTCGGCATACCTTTGCGCGGGAGTGAGCAACCCCATTTCCTTCAGGCCGTCATGGATGAATTTCGCGCCACCGGTATTGGTCGTCATGGAAGAGTCCGAGAAGTCGCACTTCGCGCAGGCCAGCTTCGCGCCGATGGAGTCCTTGCGCAGCCTGAACAGGTTCTTCTTCCCTTCCGTCGCCGTCGGGCTGCCCTGCTGCCCGTTACCGTCAATCTCCCCGTAGCTCATCCGGGCGGTGTATCCACTCGCCGTCTTCTGGAAATAGAAGCGCAGGTTCTTTCTCGCATAGTTCACCGATGACGTTCCTTGTATGCGCAGGAATATGTCATAGGCTATCCAGTCAAGCTCACGGTTCTCACCATTGTAGAAACGCACCTCCCGACACAGCTTGTTGGCCTTCTTGTCATTCAGCTGAGCCAGCGCGTCCATCACGTTCAGCGTGTCGCTCCCACTTGGAACCTCGCTGCCCACGCTGCCCGAACCGATCAGTACCAGAATAGAGTTCTTACGCTTGGCGATCATGCCCATCAGCTTATCCATGCTCACCGTATCACCCTCGCTCAGCACACGGTTTTCCTCGTCAAGCGTACGCACGCCTTTCTCCTCCCCGCTGTCTTCAAGGTGGTTCCGGTCCACTATATAGTTATTCAGCACCTCGTCATCCGTCAACGCCTTGTTGTAGATACGGATGCTTTTTACCGACAGATCGGCACCGGTGGAGTTAAACTCCAGCTCGCTCTGGATGTCGAAATTCACCTTGTCCAGCCATTTGGAGGCCGCCGATTCCTCGCCGTTCACATAAAAGCCGATGAGCGTCCGTTGCTCGTTCGTCTCCGTGACCGGATAGAACACGTAAGTGATCCTGATGTTCTTGCCCGGCTCGAACTTCGTTCCCACAGAGTCCTCATAACGGATCATCTCTCCGGCGTCCACCGCCTCGGTCACCACGCCCGTCAGGAACTTCGCCTCCTCGGGGGTCACTACCAGACCATACCGGTTGCCGTTCGACAATTTACCCAGGCAGGTAATCAGTTCGGCTTTGGTGTCCGTCACGTTGTCGGTCGAGTATTCGATCTCCAGCGTCATGCCCACGTCACGGATGCTGTGGCCGACCGGCTTGTCCGCCTCGTTGAAGGGACGGTAGCCGCCATCGGCCGTAAGCGTCATGCCGGAACCGTTGCTAAGCAACAGGCGGTCTTTGTACCAGCCCGAACCCGCGCCGTTCTGGTTCACGCTCCAAAGCATGTCTTTAAACACCATGTATTTGTCACCGCTTACCCAGGAGGCGGCGTTGTTCTCCGTATTACTACGCCCAAAGGCATCGAACGTACAGACCGCGTCCGGTGACAATGTGGCCTCGATATCCGGGTGCGAGGTCGTTACCACGCCAAGCGTAACTTCCGCCGTACCACAGGTCAACGTATAGCCTTGCGGCTCGGTATTGACATTCGTCTTGCCGTAGCTGCCGGATTCGCCACGAAGCAGGCGGTCTTCCTTCAGCTGCGCACCCGCGCTCTCCACCTTGACGGTCGCGATGTTGCCCAGACGGTCATAGGCGGTGTATGTAAAGTTCCAGGCGGTGAACTGTTCCGACCTCAGGACAGGCTTCTTCCAGTCCGTTTGAAAACCGCTTGAGACATGGCTGAACATCATTCCGACGTAGTTCGATACACCGCCCGCCTTCAGTAAGGAGATATAATGCACACGGCTCATGACACCGGAGTTCTCGTGCAGGGCGTAGGCCTCGACCACATTCAACCCTTCCCGCATGGCGGAAAGCGGAACGGAGATGTTCTTCGATTGCAAGCCTGAACCGGAAGACAATTGCAATGTGGACGGCACGCCGCCGTTCAAACGCCAGTGGATGTTCTTCTCGCCCGTTGTCCCCTTGATCGTGAAGGGGATATTCACGTCGTTCTCGTAACCGCCGTCAGCCACGCCGTTACCCACGTCGTAGGTGGTCTCCATCGTCATGGCCACCATCGTCACACGTGCCGTGGCGGTCTTGGTCAACTCCTTGCCGTCATAAACCGCACGTGCCTCGACCTGAACCGTATAGGTCGAGGCATCTGTCAAATAGCCGGAGACATCGGACGTGTAGGATTGACCGGCTGTCACGCCTATGAACTCCGCGTCCTGGAAATCAGGAAGGACGGTCGAGCCACGTTTCACGACGAGACGGGTGCTCAAATTTGAATATCCGCTGACCTCGCTTCCCCCCGCAGTACCTACGCCCACGGCATATCTCACCACAAAACCGGTACCCAGCGACAAATACTGGGAAGCGGGCAGCGCGGAGCCCGAAGCGTCAGCCAGGTCTATATTCACCACCACCTTGTCATCGTCGCTATACTTGGAAAAGCGTACCTCCTTGTCGATTTCCCCGCCTTCGCCATCCTTCTGCGTGACTGTCATCACGTACTGCGTGCCGTCCTCGCTGTCCGTCACGTTGATATTCGTCACGGTGCCTACCAGGGAGGCGAACACCGCGCCGCTCGTGGGGGCTTTCGTCTCACCGGCGGCCAGCTCCTCCGTCGGGGTGGCCTTTTCGTCAATGCCCTTGATGTATTTTTCCACCAACCTTCCACTCACCGGAAGACCACCGGTAGACTTGTCTCCTGACCAGTCTGTACTCCGCATGTCCAGACCGTCATCGTCATACACTTTCTTTGCCATATCGTTATTCTTTCTAATGTTATTTTATCCGTTTCCATCCGTCCGTCCGGCTCCACGGCTTGTCACCACGCCAATAGCCCGCGCCAAAGCAGCTCCTTATCGCCTGCCAGACGAGCCTCGCACCGACATAGACAGCGGTGACAGCCCGCTTGCCGACATAAACGGCCGTTATCTCCCTATCGCCAGTATGAATCATGGTCATTCCTCCTCATAAAGCAGATAGATACCCATATCGTCTTTCTCCGGAAGCGCCTCGAAGTCCCCCTCGCTCATCGGTATATGCCTGTAACCACCCGCTATCGCGTCCCTCGCCTCCTGTGCGGCTTTCCTCGCGTCATCGGCCGATGAATCGGCCGATTGGATGGCCGCTACCGTTTTCCCGGTGGCATCCACCGCCGCCCCGATCGCCCCGTTCATCCGGACGGCAATCTCCTCGACAGTCTCGGCGGCCTTGTTCGCCCTCGCCGCCGCATCATCGGCCGGTTTGCTCAGTAAGGTGACCGGGACGTTCACCAGCTTGTCGCCTTTCTGTCCCGGAAGGGATTTAACCCCACTTAGCGAACCGACCGTTTCAAGGGATTCAACACTCTTGGATTCCGCTTTTATCGCCTCCAGAACCTGGGCGATATCTGATTCTGTCAGTGCCATAATTTATGATTTTCTATATTGATTATACAATTTACGAGTTTTCAGATACTTCATGTCGAACTGGTGTGCATAAGCTTCACGCTCGAATGAGATGCGATAATAAGCCTCTTTTGAATCGCGTAACTTCACCAAATGGTAAAACCACTCAACGATATAGGCAAGATAAAAGAAAACATACAGCATTTCCTTCATCTGTGCCGTATGAATGGCCTCATGATTATAATCTACATCAAACATAACACACTCCTCCCGGACAAACAGTAGTCCGAACAAATTAATAGACTTGAAACCCTTAAAAGGGATAATACGATTGTAAATCACTTTCATACCTGCCCCCCTTCTACTAATTCATACACTTGACCATAACCTCCCGCTGTCAGGCACTCACCGCATACTTCCTTGATCAGAGTTATATCTTCACTCTCCAAATTCAGTATACCTCCATTTTGAATGATACGCTGGCATAAAACGTAAGCCTTGAACTTCTCGTCACGCCCTACAGGTTTATCCTTCCCGTAATTGAACAAGGCTTCCGCTACCGCGGTGGCGATGTTGTCACCGTCGAGCTCGTTTCCATCGAAACCCCTGAATCTCCTATTTAAGTCAACTTTCATATCTCTTGGTTTTAAATGTTTATTCTTTGTTATATCCTACGATAATGCCACCCCTTACGATGAGGCGTATCTTGTCGAGGTCGGGGTTTTCCGACATACCGCCACCCCAGTTGACACCGGCGTTGTAAGTGTAAGTACCATTTGCGTTCCGGCCGGTTATATACCTGAATCCTGCCGAAGCGCAACAATCACTGTCCAGTTCCCCCCTGACACTTGTCGGACCCACGAAAAATCCCGCATACGTCATGCCGCTTCCGGGATATGTAAGCGTACCGGTGGAGGCGTATATGGCAGCGCCGCCCATGTTGGAGCCTACCGCCTTCACCCCGAACCGTCCTTCCGTAGCGGCGTTGAAGGCCACGTCCACGATCCCCTCCGTCGAGGTCTGGGATACCCCCAGCTTCAGGCTCCTCGAGTCGTTACCGAAATAATCGCGGCTCTTCCAGTTCAAACGGCCGGACTCGATGGTAAAGCCGCCGATCTTTCCGCTGTCCGCCTTGACAGTACCGCTGATGTTCGCGTTCCGGGTCTCGATGCTACCGTCCGTGAGGACCTTGAAATAGCCGTTAGCCGTAACAAGCCCCTCCAGTTCGATCTGGTCAGCCTTGATGGTGACACCGGAGACCAGATTGCCGAACTCGTCACGCTTGACATAGACATTCAGGTCCGCGCTCTTGACAAGGCCGTTGTCATCCACGCCCTCGGCGAACAGCTTGGAGAAATTGGCGGTAGTCACCAATCCTGATTTATTCCGAAGTTCCCCGTTCTCATCGAAATGGACAGAAATCAGCCTGTTATATTTGGCCGTCGTGATAATGGAGGATGCTTCCAGTACATTGCCGTTCGAATCGAAATTCGCAGCCGCGATCCTGAGCATCTTGTCCGACTGGTCGAAGAACGTGGCATACTTATATGCCAGGGCATCCGTGCGGTCTGTCGAGAACACCAACAAGGACACTTGGATAACACCCGTGAACGACAGCTTGAAATCGCCGGTTCCGTTCCACAATCCGGAATGGTTGAACACCTTTTCCCCGCCTGCCGGCAAATCACCGTCGTAAGCGAACATGTTGAAGTTCTCAAATCCCGCCTTATTCCCGTTCACGAACTCGATACGAAGATGGCCGGCTTCCAGCACCTTGTAATGGAAGGACAGGTAGACATAGCCCGCCATGCGGAGCCCGTCCCCGTTCAACTCCTTAAAATCGGGGATCGTGCGAAAATCCCCGTTCTTCTGCATGATGTAGCTGTTCGTTATCCTAACGTAAGGAACCTTGCCGGTCTTTACGACCTCCACGTTGCCGTTTTCGCTCGATGACAACAGTTTGTTACCGGCAAGAATCCACTTGCCGCCGAAAGTCAAAAATGCCGCCTTGTATCCGCTGATCCATTTACTCATCCCCTCGGTAAACGTGGTGTTGTCGAAAAAGCTCTGCTCCTCCCTCACCTCGTCGCGCAGACCTTCCACGGCGGATTGTATCTTACCCTCCGTGATCTCAAATTTCGTCAGGATATCCTCGCCGGTCATGAGGACGAACGTCCCTTTCAAATATACGTTGTCACCATAAAGACCGTTACCGTGCGGCTGGTTATTCGCCGGGAAAGCACTGTCCTTGATACCGTCAAGATTACCCACCCGGCAGCGCAAACAGCCGTTGAAGTTTTTCGCGTTCACGCCGTCCAATATATCAACACGCGGCTGGCCGTCCTCGGTGGCCGATATGCTGATCAGGTTCTGCCGAAGCGGGTTTTCCGTGTTACCCATCAGGACGCACTCATCACCCTCTTTCGGTTCCGTCCCGCCAAATTCCCTCTGAGGAACGATTATGCCTTCCGTATCAGCTTCAGCCACTTCCACCCAGTAACCCCGAATCTCTGCCCCTGTAAAAACAGCACAACGCATCAAGTCATGCGGCACAAACGTGTTCTCCTGCTCGAAAGTAATCCGGTAATTATTGCCCTCCTTTGTTACGGTTTTGATTTTACCATTGGCGGCCGATACAACCAGCTGGCCTCTTACACTGCGAACCGTTTCTATGAGTAGTTCCAAGGCTACCAATGTTTGCCGGATGGTCGCCTTATCGATTGTAAGGTTGGAAAGTCCCGTTATTTTATCTATCCATATCTGCCAACCTTCGCCGAACATCCCGTCCACGAAACGGGTGCTGCGGAGTAGTTCACGGATGACGGCTGTCAGGAACTCGGCGTTCCCGTCGCCGTCAACATTACCTCCGGATTCACCGGCCTTGTAATTTCCAAAATAAGCCCCTTTCAGGAAACCGATCACCTCGGCCGCAGTGTCCCGATGGCGTTTGCTCAGGAATTCCTTCCGGCTTCTTTTCGCCGAGAAAAGATTGTTATCGGTCGGCAGCGTATTATCGAAGCTCCGGATAATATCGGGAAGCCCGGAACTTTCGGCCTTGGCTTTCGTATAATTTTTTAATTCCCCTATGCTGTCGTTTACCCTGTCGAATTTCGATACCTGCAGGGCATCGCTGATCTCCAGGTCCATCTCTCCGGGAAGGTTCACCTTACGTGTGATCTTCGTAATGCGGCTCCTGCGGTAACCCTCCTTCGGGAAGTACTCGGCACTCTCCAATTTTACGCGCCGGCCGACAAACAAATCGGCCTCCTGCTGCTCGATCCACACGTGGTCGGTCGGAGCCTTGTAAGAGGCGATGTCCAACCAGTGATCCTTGTTGTATTCGTCCACCGCGGCCGCAAATTCCTCCTCCGCCAACCGATAATATTCGTCCGGCATCCGGATGTTCCAAAGGATATAGGTATCCCCAACCTTCGGAACGAGCTTGCCGCCCGGAAGCTGCGTGTCGTCGCCGTAAGGCCAGATCGTGATGATCTCGAACTCACGGGTGGTACTGTCGAAGTTCACCTCAAAATAATGGTCGTCCCCCTCCCCCAGCCCGGAAAGGTCGCCGCCCTGGAAGGAAACACGTTTCGTCTCACCGGCCAGCTCATAACTGTTCGGGTCGAAGTCCAGTTCTCCGTCCTTGAAATAATAGACAGTGAACTCCTTCCCGTTCTCGTCCTTCATCTCTTCACTGCGCACACTACTTACAGTGCCGGTTCTTCGGGGATAAATAGCGCTGAAGGCGTTCTGTTCGTAGTGGTCATAGATACCGTACTCGTCCACGCCCACCTCGACGTACTTCTTTTTTCCGGGAAGCATCAGACGGGGGCTGCCATACTTCTCAGCATCGATATTCCGGCTGCTGCCGATCGGGAAAAGGCGCGTGTAGAACTTCGCCGTGTTACTCGTATCCCGTTCCAGGGAGATCAGCCCTTTTCCATATCCCAGCGTGATCTCCTCTCCGTGTTCGCAGCGGCACACGTTCACGGTCTGCCCCTCGACCCACCACTCGGCCTTGCCTCCCACTTTTCCTGCGATCTCCTTCAGGGCCTCGTTACAGTACATGCCCTCATAATCAATCACAATAAGGTCAGTACCGTCCACCTGCCCCACCTTCCAATCGGTAATGCCCCCCATACCGTCGTTGATGGCCTTCACCACCATCGCCACATGGTCCCGCGGCATGGCGGTCAGCGTGAACAGGGGATTGGTGTCACCGTCGGTGGTCTCCAACACCAAGAAACGTTTGATAAGGCTCTCGATACCGTACAGCTTCAGGTCATACTCCCACTCGCTCCCGCTTTTCTCTTTCGGGGTGTACCGCTCGGTCAGCCAGTACCGCTCGCCCATGTAGTCCGTGAAGTCACCCACGTCAAGGGGGATATGGGCATAATGCGTGAAAGAGAGTGTCAGCACGTTGTCGCCCTGCACCTCCTTGCTCTGCGTCGAGCTGTCGCTTGCCGCCACGTCCGCACGCTTGGCCCCGGCTTTATCGTATATCGTTAGAAGCATATTCGAATCGTCTTTGAATGGTTATATAATCGGCACCGGCTCGCGGAACTTCACCTTGAATTTCCCGGCGTGGACCCCTTCCTTCCATAAATAGGTCAGCGGGGTGAACTTCGGGCTGTCCGTGTATCTCACACGCAGTGTCAGATCAAGCTGGGGGAACGCGATGTCGAGCCATCCGTCTTTCCCTTTCTTCAGGAAATTGATGAATGCGAAGTATTTCCGCAACCATCCCTCCTGCGTCTTGTTATACAGGGCAAAGTGCAGCGTCACGTCACGCGCCTCGTTCCTTGGGGTAAGCACCGCGCTGTATTTCTCCCCGTCCTCCTCACGTATATCCACGGCCGTCTCCTTCTTTGTCTTGCTCGGGGTCAGGATCGCCGAGAGGTTCTCCATGCCCCCGCGCCGGTCCTCCACCAGGAACACGCCGTATTCCGTCCAGATGTCCGTGCCGTTCACCAGCACCAGTCCGCTCAGTATATCTGCCATGTCATTTCACTTTTAGTCCGTCACGTATCATTTTCTTTATCTCGGCCTTTATCTCTCCCAGGTGTCCGGCACTTACGCCCGTGTTCTCGGCAATCCGCGCCAGGTGGCCCTCGGCCGTATCCATCTTCTCCGACACGCTTTCCAGCCGGTCATCCATGCTCGACCAATGTTGCAGACCGCCGGTGAACATGCCCTCCAGCTTCGTGCCTTGGTCATACGTCATGGCCGTGTAGCCACCGGCTTTCGCACTCTGGGTTGTACCTCCTTCCTGCGTCTTGTCGTAACCTGTGACGGCGGCCAGCTTGTCGCGCAGATCCACCGCCTCTTCCACATACCGAAGGTACTCGTCAGCCAGCGCCTTTCTCTCCGCTTCCGTCAGGTCGTTGTCCTCCATCGCCTTGCCGAACTTCTCCCACCAGCCTTTCAGCTTCTCGCTGTACATTTCGCCGATCTTATTGCTCAACATCGCACGCATGAAGTACTCCGAGATGTCTTCTGCCGCATCCTTGGCCCCGTACTTCATGTTCATCAAATTGTCGATGAAGCTGCTGTACATCCCGTCGAACGAGATACCGGTAAGCCCCTCATACAACTGGTCGGTCAGTTCCTCCAACTTTCCCGCCTGGTCTATATAGTCATCCAGCTTCTCGGTCAGTCGCTCGCCGTAGCCACCCTTGCCGGAATTCAGTATCTGTGTCCACATATCCACATTGCCTCGCAGAGCCTTCATCTCTTCCGGGCTCAGGCTCCACAAGTTCCCGTCCCACTGGCGGCCGATCTGTCCGCTCAGTTTGTCAATCTGAGCCTGGGAAAAACCATCCCAATAATAATTCCAGCTATGGTGACTACGGTTGTAGCGTGCCTGCTCCCTGGCTATCTGCAGGTAGTTCGAGTTCGTTTCCTCTTGGTATTTATACGCATCCCGATAAGCGGCTACGGATTTTGTGCCCTTGCTTGCCTTGATGGTATCAGTCAGATCCTCGATAGAGGTCTGCAGCATTTCATTCCGGTCCGTCAGACGGTCTATTGCCGCCTGCACCTCCTTGGCGTTACCTCCTATGTCAAATAGGGATTTAAAGCCTCCGAATGAAACAGTATTCAATAAATTCCCGATACCGCTCACCAATGAACCGCCAATTTGCTTGAACAAGTCACCGCTAAGAACATTGTCAAGTATCCCGGTTATCGCATTGAAGACCGTATCGATTAAAGATGAGATAATAGGGCCAATCCCATCTTTCAACAAATCCAGTATGGAGAGGATGGCCGATATGATCTGCCCGATGACTCCGGCACTTGAAAGGGTCTCGGACATCTGGCTGATGGCATCCCCGACCTTACCTCCGATATTCAGTTTTGACAGCCCGGTAAGCATATTCTGGATTCCTTCAAATGATCCCTGTAAAGTTCCGCTTGCAAAGCCGTGCAATCCGTTGGATACCATGTTCAATCCGTCAACCGTGTCTTGGGAAGCACTTTTCACCTCCCCGGCAAGCGCCTTCACTTCAGAGGTGGCGTTCAAGTATTCTTCGTCAGCTGAGACACTGGACGATTGGGCCATTTGAAGAGCAATTTTGGTACGTTCTATTTCTGCCTGGTTGCCGCTTTCAAGTGCCTTGTTGTAATCGTTCTGAGCCGCTTTCAACCGGATGAATGCCGCTTCCTGCTGCAGTTCCGCATTTTGCACACGTGTTACGGCATCCCCCAAAGCGTGCATCTGCGTTTGTAACCGGGCAAAATCCAATGTTCCGTTGCCACCGGGGAGCATGCTTTGAATACGTTCAATGGCATCGTAGACGACCTGCTGGTCCGCGGCTCCTGATTTCTTGAAATCATCCGTCTTGACATACTGTTTAAGCTCGCCAAGCAGATTCTTCATCTGGTCTGCAAGCAGGCCGGTCAAATCCCCGAATGCTGCTCCCCAGTCTATCTTTTGGGTCAGGGCTTCCATGTCCACTTTGTGCACAGCCGTATCACGCTGCTTCTCCAAAGTCAGCCTTTCGCCCTGGGACTGTGCCTTGCGGATTTTCTCCACATATTCTTCAGCGATGGCCAGTTTCTGCTGCTGGAAGGTCCCGTATTCCTTCAGATAGTCACGCATGGCTTCCGCCTCTTCCTTGTACACGTCCGCCTCCGCTTTTTTACGGGACTCGGCATTTAAAGCACGGGCTTTTTCAAGTTCATCCTGTTGCTCCCGGGTAAGTCCGTTATCTCCGGTGGAAAGACCGGCTTCCTTGTTTTCCCGCTTCCAGTCGGTTTCCTGCCGGTTTATCTCTTCTTTCCGGGCATTATAATCATATTCGATTTGTGCCAGTCTCTTTTCGGTACCGGCTTGCATGCGGTCTATCTCTTCCTTCCGGTTCTCAGCCTGCAGGACGGCAAGATCCTGCGCCAGCCTGCGCTCGGTGGCAAGCCGTCGCTTGGCTTCTGATTTTGGGTCTGTCCCCGGTTGTTTAGGATCGATATGGCCACCGATATTTCCTTTCTTAGCTGCTTCTGCTGCTTTCTTTACCTCTTCCTCCGCTTTTTTCAGATAACCGTCGCGTTTGTTTTCGGCATTTTTCAACAGTATGTCATAAGCTTCCTGATCATGTTTCTTAATGGCTGCCTGTGCATCATAGAACTGACCGGCATCTGCCATGTTGGACTGTATGATATATTGTCCCCATTTCCCGAAAAAACCCATGGCGCTTTCCGCTTCTTCCGGTTTCTGTGCCTTGATTTTATTCACTTCTTCATCAGCTTCTGCAGCCTTGTTCACAAGACTCTGAACATTAGCCTGGTGCAACAGAACCTTTACATAGTCCTCACTCTTTTGAGTAAGGGTATCATACCACCCGGATAATGTTTGGTAGTACCCGAAAGATTCCCCGTACTTGCGGTTCAGTTCCTCCACCTTCGCCTTTTCCTGTTCCCTGCCGCCGGTAAAGTTCTTTATTTCATTGATGACCGATTTCAGTTCGAAACGGGTACGCACCATCTGGGCGCGGCCGTCTTTTTCTATCTCAGTCATTTCCTTGAGTGATATATTGAATTCATCCACGCCTTTCTTGGCACTGAACAGGCTTTTCGTCCAATCCCAAACTTCATCACCGTGCATCACCAGCAACATGATGCCGGTGGTCATAGCCGTCTGCCAGGAAAAGAGCGAGGATAGAACCTGCTTCCATACCGGTGTGCCTTTCTTTCCAGATTTCTGCAGTTCATCGTATTCTTTCCGGGCACGGGCCAGTTCGTCCGTAAAAATCGGCAGGTTGTTGGAAATGGCCAGGAAAAACATCTGCGGTCCCATGGCCAAAGAAGGCATTTCACGCGCCATCTGCTGGATGCTGTTGTGAAGCCCGTTGAACTGCCGCTGTGCATTGGGGACATCTGCAGGGGTGACCTGCACGGATTCTGATTCCTCCTGCAGCAACTTCAACTTGCCACGTAATTCATCAAGCTGTTTTTCCAACGCATGGATTTGAGCGATATTGGCACTCTGGTCCAGATTGGGGGAAGCCGTCTCACCGGCAAGGCGCAGCCTTTCCAACTCTGCCTCCAGCAGCCTGACGGTGTTACGAAGCTCCAGCGCCTCACGCTCGGCCTTGTTCATGCCGGGCGTGAGTTTGTCCTTCATCAAAAATTCAACTTCTACAGGTTTGCTCATTCCAGTTTACTTTGAAAAAATTCCACAATATCGTTCGCTTCATCCTCCGCGCTGCGGTCCATTCTCCGGCTGCCGTCACCGCCGCCTTTCTTCCGCCTCACATACCGGGGCGCATCGCTCAACATCATGATCAGTGTCTGGTAATTCACCCCGTCCAGGATATAATCCACGCTCCAACCGGTTGCCGATGCAATCTGCCATATAAATCCGAAGGGGCTATGAGAACCTTCATACTCTGTCCTTAACTCCCCTACCCTGCCTGGCTCAGTCTCGGCTTCATCGGGTTCCCCCGCGCCGCCGAGCTGATAATACGCATAAAATCCTTCGTGCCCATCAGCCGCTCGAACGTACGGAAAGCGACCATCAGGTACTTCCAATCGACAAGCTCCCGGAACATCCATGCCGTCAGACCTATACCTACACGTCGGGTTACACACCCACGACATACCGTATAGGCCAACATACGACTGATACCTTTCCCGTGCTTTGCCAAGAAAGCCATTTCCTCCGTCTTGCCCTTTGGACTCCACCCGGATTCCACGCCCAGCTTCAAGTATTCCCTGGCCAGTAATATCTGTCCACGCAGCCGGGGGCGCTTCATCGTCACACGCAGCTCCAAAGGGCGTTTCCTGAATGGTATGCGCCACCTTTTAAGCGGAACGGACACGCCACCGTCCAGCAACGCGTCCGCACACTCCATTTCTACCAGTTGGTCCAATCGCTTTTCCATACTCGTTCCATCCTACGTCATTCACTGTCCGCAATCTTGTACGGGGCTCCACCTTCGGCCGGCTTGTTTATCTTCAGCTGGCATTCTATCTTTGAAACCTCAGTCAGTGTCAGCTTTCCACCAAGACTGGCCAAAATCAATCCGTTCGGAATCGTCATTGTCTGACCGCTCACAAACTTGATTTCCCATTTGCCCGAAATCTGAATCAGTTCTGTAGGGGCTTCCCAGCCTGTGGGAGCATCATCACTCGGGGTCAACTTACCTCCAAGAACTGCCTTCAGGTTCTTATAGTCCATCTGGATCAGATTAAACGTCGGACTCACCGTACCGTTCTTCTGCAGCAGTGTCAACACCGGGGCATCCGGCACCTGTTCCGCCTCGATATCCACACTTTCCGGCTTTTGACCACCCCAGTCCCAACTGCCCTTCTCTATATAACCTATCAACTGATCGCCAAACTTCACACTGGCGATGCCGTAAATAAAATCCTTGCTCATCGTTTTTTCAGTTTGTTCGTTAATACCACGCCGGCCAACAAACCGGCTGTCATTCCAAATATAAATACCCGTACCGGGCCAGGAGGATGTTTTTCCTCTGTTTGAATGTCATTCGTAGCCGTTTCCCGAGCCTCGCTGCGGGTACGCACCAGTTCTTCCTCATACCAGAGAACCAGCTGCTGCAGACTGTCACACGAGGCTTCGGCCACGATGTTCCCGCTACCGTCGCTGCCTACAGTCAAATTTACCTGTCCGCTCTTTCCCCGGTACACCGCACCCTCGGGAAGTTTACGGAGGCTGTCCGCCGGTATCGTCAGCTTCACTGCACTCGCCGGTATCCCCGCCATTACCAGCGCCGACCGCCGACTTTCGTTCGCGCTGTCGGCGCTTGCCGCCTCCATCCGTGTCTTCTCCACCGTCGTGCTCTTCCTGCTGCTTGCGCAGCCCGCCAAGCACAGGACAGTCATCATGATGGCGGCAACTGTTGGCCGTGTCAATAGCCTTCCTGAGCCGTGCCATCTCGCGTTTGTTCGCCTGCAGGTCTTTTCTTGTTGCATTCAGTTCTTCTTTTAAGGGTACCACAATATTGCTTACCAAAATACGGGTGGCATGCTCGGCGTTGTCCATACGCACACCCTCCGCGTCGGCTTCGGCCTTCATCGCTTCCGCTTTCGCTTTCCTTACCGTGGCACGCAGTGAACCTATGGCCGCTACCGTGCCTACAAGACCGCCGCTAAGAATGATGTTCATGATCTCACTAAAGTCCATACCACCCGGTTTTATCATTGGTTAATACCTATTTCCTTCAACCATTCCTGCACATCGAAGCTCGGACAAGCCTTAGCTGCCAGTTCGTTGTGTCCTACAATACGCACATCGGGGAATTTGCGGTGAAAATCCTTCACGTAACGCTCCAGTGCCTTCTTTTGGCAACCGGTGCGTGTATCCTTCGGGGTCTTTCCGTCTTTCTCCACACCTCCGGCATACACTATATGACGACTCACGCTGTTATAGCCTTTCGCGCCATTCGTCACTTCCCAAGGATCCACCTCGGCGTCCTCGTTGTTGTCCACAAGGCGCTCAACGCCTCCGTTCAGATGGAACAGGTCGGTGTAGCCTACCTGCTTCCACCCTCTTCCTCCCCGGCTCACAGGCGAGGTATGCCACTTACGGATATCCGCAGATGACACCTCACGCCCCTCCGGAGTGGCCGTACAATGAATTACCAGATATTTCAACTTTGCCATAATCATCATGATTGATAGCCGCTCATCATTACCACTCCGGCATCCTCTTTCTTGGGCATACAGATGAAGTAATGACGGAAGTTAATCAGGTTACGCTGGTTCAGCGGGTCATTCTTTGACTCCGAATAATACATCTTGGTAGATCCTGTCGCCTTGAAAACACGCTGTTTGTAGAAGGCAAACGAGCATGTGAATTCACCGGCTTCCGCCGTTGACCCCAATGCCTTCTTCACTCCGGCAGTGGTATAAAGCGGATTGTTGCCATACTCGTAGATTTCAAAGCCATACAGGTTGCCTACCTTGCCACTGTTGCGATCGATGTTGTACTGTTCACGGAATGCCTGGCTGGTCAGCAAAAGGTCATTCACATGGTCAGGGCAAAGTACCAGACGGCGTCCGTCAGCCGGTACCCGCAGATTATCAAGAGCACGCTTCATTTCCACAAGGTCATTCACGGTAAGGCGCAGACGGTTTGTTGCCGGATCTTTCTCGCCGGTGGTCTTAAGTACCGGGGTCGTTGCCGTATTTTTGTTCGCACAAAGCGCATGGGCAGCCTTGGTGAACTTCGCGTCATTGATACTGTTGGCATGCCCCTCTTTCACACGGGCGGTCTTGTCATAGCTGATAGCGTAAAGCTCATCGTCCGTAATCGGGGTGGCCTTGGTCTGGAATTTGTCAAGCTTGATGGCAATATCCTTGTCTTCCAACGCCTGCACGTCAATCGGGTAGGTCTTGTTGTTAATCAAAACATCCGGATCTACCCCCACCTCTACCAGATGAATCACATCGTTGTTCACGATACTGCTCTGGTCGGGGATTCCCGACAGCCAGGTTCCTTCCAGCCCGGCACGGAGCACCTTGACAAGCTCGCCCGTCCAGATTTCCGTATAAACCCCTTCACGCAGTATTGAAGCACTCTGCGGAGCCATACCCATAAAGGCTGCCACCGCATTCATTCCCACTGCTCCGGTCATAGGAGAGAACCCCAACACCGAAGCACATAAGGCACCTGTCAGCGTATTGAACAGGAGTGCCGTCAAAAACATTACAATTTTTCCCATTGTCTTCATTTTAAAGGTTTTCAAATTTCACAGGTCATACCGTATTCGGCCTTGTACAGACGCTTGTACTCCTCCGGGTTCTGCTCACGCATTTCAAGCAGCGCGTCACTCGGAACATCGCTCAGCTTGGCATAGGTGGACGGCTGTGCCTGCTGCTTGCCGCCCTGATAACTCAGCACGGTGGAGATCTTCACCTGGGGTTGCATGGCTTCAAGGATATTCTTCAGCTCATCAGCTCCCACCTTCTTGCCCAATTCGATAAACTGCGCCTTCTTGTCTTCCCCCAGACGTTTCTCCATCACAGCCTTTTCCACAAGACCGGTAATGCGTGCCAGGGTCAACTTCCCGTTTTCATCTTTCAGCGAGTCATTCTCTGCCTTGGCCGCTTTCAGGTCATTCAATGCCCGGGTTACATCAGCCTCCGTCGCCGTTTCCGGCAGCCCCAATTGAAGGGCCAAAAGTTTCAGTTCCATTTCTTCTTCTGTTTTTTGATTATTAATTAACGGCAAAGGACAATCACCGTCCTTTCCCAAAGTGATTTGCTTCCCATCCTTCATCAGTACGATGGCATCATCATTGGAACCAACGTCCACCAGAGATACCTCATACAGTTTACTCTTGGTCACGGTCGGGCGAGTCTGTCCCGGCAGCAGATATTCGGGTTGTTCGCTCAGTTCCAGAATGTCTATGCCGGCACTTACCATTCTCAAACTGCCGAACTCAAACTGTTTCTTGCATCTCTTACTGAGGTCGGTCGCCTCGTCAAACACGGGTTCACCGGTCACCTCGCTGTCTTCCACCCGGATATCCTTCAAATAGCCGATCACGCTACCGCGCTGGTGCATGTACAGCAGCACCGGATTCCGGCAGTACTGCTCCACACTCATACCCGATGTCAGCACGCGGATTCCGTAACTGTTCAGGTTGTCATTTGAAATTCTTACACGTTTACTCATTTTTCCATGCCACGCCTTTGTGCGTTGGCGCTGCAATATTACGGAGCACTCGCAGGGCCGCCAAAAATGTGTGAAACGGTTGCACACTTCTATGAAACCGTTGCACATTATTTTGGCGACAAACCGACAAGCGGACAACTTTGCGGACAAATCGGGCAGGTGTATGGTCATTCCAATACCTGCCATTCAAACCTATATTCTTTATAATATGACAAAGGCAGAAATCGAAAAGAAGAAATCGCTCGCACGCTCACTGTTCCTCTCCGGCATGGAGCAGACGGAAATAGCGGAAAAGGTGGACGTGTCGCGCGTCACCATATCCAAATGGTGTACCTCAGAAGGGTGGAAGGAAGCAAGGGCGGCAAAGAACGTCACCCGCCCGGAACTGGTGAACAAGCTTCTGCTCACCATTGACACGCTCATCACACAAGTGAACTCGTCGAATGACCCCGCGTTGATAGCCGGACTGGGCGACAAACTTGCAAAACTGTCAGCGGTCATCGAGAAGCTCGACAAGAAGGCGAATGTGGTGGATGCCATCGAGGTGTTCATGGCATTTTCCAAGTGGATCGAATACCGATCGACGATCGACCCGGATGTGACCCCGGAACTAGTAAAGGCCATCAACAAATACCAGGACCTGTATATCACCGAACAGATGGGCATAAAATAACAAGGGTATGGCAACAGCAGCAGAAAAAAAACAGGCATACGAACAGTGGAAGGAACACTGCAAAAGGGTACAGTCCATCACGGATACGGCGTTGCTCGCAAACGAGACTCCTGCACAAAAGGACAGGCGCATTCTGCGACTGCAGGGTAACTACGCCGCGTTCTGTGAATATTACTTTCCCCACTTCCTCACCTTGCGTGACAAGACTACCGGGGAAGCCATACGCACCATCCACAATGCACCGTTCCACAACGCGGCAGCGGCCAAAGTAAAGGGTACGCCCAACCTGAAGGCGGTATTCATGTGGCCGCGCGGTCATGCCAAGTCCACCCACATGGACATCTTCGTCCCATTATGGCTCATGTTCCAACCAAAGCGGCTCATCAATTTCATGGTGGTGGTCGGTAAAAGTGAGGATTCGGCCATCCGGCTTCTGGGAGATATTCAGGCTGAATTGGAACACAACCAGCGTATCATTGCCGACTTCGGCAAGCAGCAGGGGAATGCCTCCTGGCAGGACGGAGAGTTCAAGACGGCGGGCGGGGTGAAATTCCTGGCCTGCGGTCGTGGACAGTCACCGCGTGGTTTGCGTGACCGGGAAGCGCGTCCGGACTACATCGTCATCGATGACTTGGATGATGACGAACTGTGCCGTAACGAGAAACGGGTACATGATATAACCGACTGGGTGAAAGAGGCCCTTTTCGGGGCGCTTGACGTGGGACGTGGCCGCTTCATCATGGTCGGAAACCTCATTTCCAAAAACTCGGTGCTGGCGAATCTCACCAAGACAAAAGGGGTACATGTGTCCGTCATCAAGGCAATCGACAAGAACGGGGAACCGGTATGGCGCGAGAAATGGACAAAGGAGGAGGCGCAGGAATACAGGGATTTCGTAGGTTACCGGGCATGGGAAAAGGAGATGATGCACAACCCCATCGTGGACGGCACCATCTTCCGGGCGGACTGGATCCGTTTCAAGAAACTTCCCAAATTGTCCAAGTATGAAATGCTGGTCTGTTATACGGACCCGTCCTTCAAATCGACCACTTCCAACGACTACAAGGCTTGCCGTCTTTGGGGCAAGATCGGGAAGGAATTGCACCTTATAGACTGCTACGTCCGGCAAGATACCGTTTCCGGTATGGTGCGTTGGCTGTACGACCTCTACGAGCGTACACGTGATACTGCAGCCGTGCAGTTTTTCATGGAAGCGAACTTCATGCAGGATGTCATCCTGGACGAGTTCGAGGCGGAGGGAAACTTGCGTGGATACCAACTGCCCATCATGCCGGACAAACGCAAGAAGCCGGACAAGCTCCAGCGTATTGAAGCGGTGTCCCCGTTGTGGGAACGCGGTTTTGTATTCTACAATGAAAAGTTGAAAGAATCGCCGGATATGCAGACCGGCATCGAACAGACCTTGGCATTGGAACGTGGCAGCCGTATCCACGATGACGCACCGGACGCCGACGAAGGAGCCATCTGGATGCTGCAGCGCAATTCAAGACAGGAAAGTTTTCAACCGGTGTTCGGCAAAAGACCGACCGCCAAAAATACATGGTAACATGATACAGCTGATTAAAAGAATGGTTTTCGCATGGCGCTATAAATGTGCCGTTGCCCGTGCTTGCAAATATGCCAGGCTCTACGGAAGAAAGTATTACGTCCTGTATATGGGTGGAAAGCTGAAGGTGGTCCCCAAAAGGAACATCTGCGAACTGATTCACCGCCACCGTTTCCGCAAGGGAACCACTATCCGGGATATAGAAAAAATGGCATTGTTCATCACTAAATAAAAGTAAGGCCATGTTCATTACAGAAGAAGATTACAAAGTTGTCATCGGCGACAACGCATTGAAGGTTATCTCACAGGTAAGCCCGAAAAACCGTACCAATGCAGAAACGGTGGCTCTGGAGGAAATATCGGGCTATCTGAGGCCGAAATACGACTGCACGGCCATCTTCTCCGCACAGGACGAACAGCGGAACAAGCTCATCGTAACGTACACCTGCGACATCGCACTCTATCACATGAGCGCGTCAATGCCGCAGAAAATGGGAAGCGAGGTGCGAAAGGAACGCTATGAACGTGCAGTCAAATGGCTTGAAGGCGTGCAGTCCGGCAAAATTATCCCCGATTTGCCATTAGCTGTCGGAGAGGATGGGGTGCCGTCCGGAAATTCATTTGTTTACAGCTGCCAGAAGCAGCTTCATCATAACTGGTAGGACTATGGATATTAAAGATTTTTTCAGCGGTATGTTTTCCAGTAAACCGAAAAACGTACTGCAAACGCCATACGGCAATTTCAATCTGGCCAAGGGAAAAGACATCAAGCGGGTACAGAAAATGGTCATCGACCTGCAACGCACCACCGACGCGCTCACCCGGAAGGACATCAAGAACTGGCGTGATGCCTGGCAGTCGGCCATCAATGTGGACAGCCCCAGCCGTCAGCGTCTGTACGACATCTACCGGGACGCGGAAATAGACCTTCACCTTTCAGGATGCGTGGAGCAACGCAGAGGGTTTGTCATGGCACGCTCTTTCAAAATCGTAGATGCGAAAGGGGATGAGAACGAGGAGGCGGTGCACTTCTTCGACCAATCCTGGTTCAAACAGCTCATGCGCTATGCACTTGATTCAATCTACTGGGGACATTCGCTCATCGAACTGGGCGACCTCTGTACCGATGGCGACGGCTGTATCTGCTATTCGGACGTGAAATTGATTCCACGAAAGCATGTCATTCCTGAGTACGGACGTGTCATCACCGACCTCGGGCAGGACTGGACTACGGGAATCGATTACCGGCAACCTCCTTTTTCCGACTGGCTCATTGAGGCCGGCAGGCCGGATGATCTCGGGTTATATCTCAAGGCTGCCTCGCAGACCATACCCAAAAAAAACATGATGGCCTTTTGGGACACCTTCGGGGAAATATTCGGAATGCCCATGCGTATAGCACGCACCACCTCACGCGATAAAAAAGAAATTGACCGTCTTGACAAGATGCTGCGTGAAGCCGGAACCGCTCTCTCCATGGTTGCAGGAATGGAGACGGAAATCGAATTTGTGGAAAGCGGTAAGGGGGACGCGTTCAATGTCTATGACAAACGTATCGACCGGGCCAACTCCGAACTGTCCAAGCTCATCATCGGCCAGACCATGACCATCGAGGACGGAAGCAGCCTGTCCCAGTCTGAAACGCACCTCGAGGTGTTCCAGAACCTCGTGGAAAGCGACTGCGACATGCTGCGGGATATTGTCAACAACCGGCTCATTCCACGCATGGTACGGCATGGCTTCCCTGTCAAAGGGTTGCGTTTCGACTGGGACTACTCCATTGACTACACACCCGAACAGCAGAAGGCCTACGAGGAAATGGTGCTGCAGCACTACAAGGTAAAGCCTCAGTACTTCGAAGAAAAATATGGCATCCCGTGCGAGGAGAAGGAAACGCCGGAACCCGTCGTTCCGGCAGATCCGAAAAAGAAAGGCAAAAAAACGGCAGAAACCCTATCCCGTTTTTTCGACTGAGCCCCGAGGATTATTCGGGGCTGCATCTACGCTACAGTTCATTGCTGGGCAATCACACCCTCCAACTCTCAAAAGAGGACGAGGCAAAATTGATGCGTGACAAGCTTACGGAGATGTTCGACCGCATGATGAAAGCCCTATTCCGGGAGCAGGGGGCAAGCCTTGAAATCAACATTCTGGCTTCAAAAGAGGCACAGGACTTTATAGAGACACATGCCTCCGTCCTGGACTCCTCATTCCGGCAGGTGGAAATGTCCGAGGCCATGCGTAAGCGCCTGCAGCGGTCGGATTATATATTCTCAGGCCTGAAGACGTTCCATGAACTGAACGAGGCGTTCCCCTCCCTGCTGGATGAGAACGGCAATAGAAAGACGTTCGAACGCTTTTTGAATGATGTCCGAAAGATAGACGAAACCTATAACCGGGGCTACCTCCGGGCAGAGTATAACTTTGTGCAGGCTTCAGCGACTATGGCCGCCAAGTGGGAACGGTTCGCAGAAGACGGGAACCGCTACAATCTCCAGTACCGTACGGCCGGGGATGGCAAGGTTCGCCCGGAACATGCCGAACTGCATGGGGTAACACGACCTATGGCAGACCCCTTCTGGGAAGAGTATTTCCCGCCAAATGGATGGAACTGCAGGTGCACCGTAGTCCAGGTACGAAAATCCAAATATCCGGAAACGCCCTACGACGAGGCGATGGCATTGGGTGAGTCGGCCCTTCAAAGGGACACCAAAGGCATCTTCCGGTTCAACCCGGGAAAAGAACAGAAGGCCATGCCGGATTACAACCCATACACCATCAAAAGGTGCAGGGATTGTGATATAGCCAAAGGGAAACTTAAACTGGCCTTCGTTCCGGACAACGAGCTGTGCGCCGCATGCAAAATACTACACAAATGCGCCGGAGACCGGGAAAAGTCCGCACGAGCCATCGAACGTATCCATTATCTGCATGAAATGGAGCCGCTACTTCAAAAGAAAGTGGAAAAGAACATAAATGGCAAGGACATGAATATCGGCTTTACCAAAGAGGGCAACAAGCACTTGTTCTCCGACACATTCGGACGGACACGCGTTGTCGCCAAGGAGGAACTAAAGAACCTGGATTCATACCTTGAACGTGCCGAATATGTGGATGATTCCGCGTTGACTCACCCAAGGACGGACAACGTGGAACACTTCTTCTACTTCAAGGTCAAAATCAATGAAAAATGGGTAAGGCTTAATGTTGCCAAAGAAGTAACAAGAAGGGATAACGGTTATATCCGCGTAAAATACTTTTTATACTCAGTAAATGATATAGTAGAATAAAAAACAAAAGCACCAAGGGCGACACTTTGGACTAAAACGCCTGCTCGTCATTCCCTCAATGCTTCTGTGTTCGCAAATATATAAAACAAATTTCAAAAAACAACTCATTATGAACAAAATTCTTGAATTTCTCAGACAAAGCAACCGCCACAAGCATCTTGTGGGCGGCTTGATCGTGGGCATACTCGCCTTTAACCCATGGACGGCAGTCTATGCCTCCGCCGTCGCCGCGTCCAGCCTGGAGCTGAAGGACAAACTGAAAGGCAGCCTCTGGGACTGGATCGACTGGGCGCTCACGGTAACAGGCGGTATCATATCCGCCACATTTTGGTTATTAGTATAACCCATTGACTTGTTTTGCCCGTTAAATCTGTAACTTTGCAGACGGTGGAGCTTCCCAATAGACCGTGTGGTTTATCGCGGGTACAACAATGCGAATGCGAATGGCGGCGTATCGAATGCGAATGCGAACAACGATGCCTCGAACTCGAACTCGAATATCGGCTCGCGTCTGGAAATCTGACAATCGGCGTACAACACCGGGGACGTGTCCCCTACCGTGGTGCCGAGGGAAGCAAGCCACAGCAAAAGCGTACAGGATACGGAAAGCTGAAAAATCACGCGTCGGGTGGAGTTTGGTAGGCTGTCATCAGCTCGAAGAAGTCAGACCCGGGGAAAGGAAGGCCCTTATCTTCCATAACGACAACCAACAACCATGCGCAGAGAAGGATACATCACAGAGGAAATCATCGAATACTCCAACATGTCAGAGGCGTTCGACACCGTGCTGAGAGGGAACAGGCGAAAAAACTCAAGGCAAGGACGTTACCTGCTTGAGCACCGGGAGGAGGTGATCGCCGAACTGACAGCCGCCCTCCGGGACGGCTCTTTCCGACCCGGAGGATTCCATGAGAGAGACATCGAGGAATACGGCAAAAAACGCCGGCTGCAGATATTCTCCATGAAAGACCGCATCGCGGTATTCGCAGTGATGAATGTCGTGGACAGGCATTTACGGAAACGGTATATACGTACTACGGGGGCAAGCATCAAGAAACGGGGCACGCATGACCTGATGAAGTGTATCCGCACGGATATGCAAAGCGACCCGGAAGGTACCCGATACGGATACAAGTTCGACATCAAACGCTTTTATGACAACGCACGTCAGGACTTTGTCATGTGGTGCTTCCGCAGGGTATTCAAGGATAAGAGGCTGCTGAAAGTGATCGGGGCGCTCGTCACCGTGCTGCCGGAAGGTCTCAGCTTCGGACTGCGCATCTCGCAAGGGGCGGGAAACCTGCTCCTGTCTGTATTTTTAGACCACTACCTGAAAGACAAGTACGGGGTCCGGCATTTCTACCGTTATTGCGATGACGGACTGGTACTCGGTAAATCGAAAGCGGAATTGTGGAAGATTCGTGATGCCGTCCACTCCCAGGCCGCGCAAATCGGGCTCACCGTTAAGCCCAACGAACGCGTGTTCCCCGTGGACGAGGGCATCGACTTCTTGGGGTATGTCATCTACCCGGACCATGTGCGCCTTCGCAAGCGCATCAAGCAGAAGTTCGCCCGAAAAATGCACGAGGTAAAATCGAGAAAAAGAAGGCGGGAGCTGGCCGCATCATTCTACGGGATGGCGAAGCACGCCGACTGCAATAAGTTGTTTAATAAATTAACAGGCAAAAAAATGAGAAATTTTAAAGACCTGAATGTCGCCTACAAACCGGAGGACGGCAAGAAACGTTTTCCCGGAACGGTAGTAAGCATCCGGGAACTGGTAAACCTGCCCATCGTGGTCAAGGACTTCGAGACGGGCATCAAGACAGAGCAGGGCGAGGACCGTTGCATCGTAGCCATCGAAATGAACGGGGAGCCACGCAAGTTTTTCACCAACAGCGAGGAAATGAAGAACATCCTCGCCCAAGTAAGGGAAATGCCGGACGGATTCCCGTTCGAGACCACCATCAAGACGGAAACCTTCGGCAAAGGACGGACAAAATACGTATTCACATGAGAAGAGCAGAAGGTAACGCCGGAGTCAGGTTGCTGGAATGCACCAGCCCGGTCAAAAACAAATGGCGCATCCGATGGGACGTGCAAAAGAAGGAAGACGGATCCGCTTCCTACATGGAAGAGGAGTTCAACCATAAGCCGACCGACGAGGAGATACGGTCAACGGTCACGGCATGGTATAACCGGGAGACAGACAAGACCATCCTTTCCGGATTCACATACGAAGGGGTTCCGGTATGGCTGTCAAGCGAGAACCAGTTTAATTATAAGTCGGCATTCGACTTGGCAACTATGACAGGAGGAGCAACATTGCCGGTAACATTCAAGTTCGGCACGGACTCCGAACCGGTATACCGTGAGTTCACCATACTGGAAGACCTGACAGACTTCTATACGAAAGCCATGCGGCATATCCAAGACACGCTGGCCGATGGATGGAAAAAGAAAAATGCATTCGATTTATCGATGTATGCGGTAGATTAAAAGAAGCCTTCGGGGGCAAGGCTGTAAAAAAAAGCCCCCGGCCTGTTAATTAGTCGTCTCACTTACTTATTAACACAAAGATACCTCTTACAGGCACGACCGGGGGCATAGACCCTCGTTCGCCTGCAAGAGGTTTTTTGTGCACGCTTCTGCGCATAAATAAGTGAGACAGTGCAAAAGTACTAATTTTTGTTGAATATGAAAGTAATTGAGATACTGAAATTGAATAAAGGAACGCTGAAAACATGCCGGAAGGTAGGAATCCGGATGGAGGACGTACAGTATATCGAATTATACAATGACTACAACAGGCTGCTGGACGAAGGCGAGAAGGTTTCCTACATCGTGGCAGTACTGGCCGAACGTTATAATATTTGCGAGCGAAAGGTATATACGCTCATTAAACGGCTGCAAAGTGACTGCAATCCGTTTGCAGTGTAATGGGACAGCCTCCCCATTGAAGAGGGATGACGGCGCGGTACCTTTGCGGGGTATCAAAACAACGCACCATGAACAAGTATTATCAAATCCTGAAAAAGGTACTTGCCGACGGCAAGACACAAAAAGGCAGGAAAGGCGAAATCCGTTACCTGCTGAACGAGACGATCACGCTGGCCCCGGCGGAACTGCTCGATATTTTCGAGGGACACAATATCGCACGGAAGAAGCTCAGAAGTGAACTCTCGCTCTTCATGAGCGGGGAGAGACAGGTTGAGAAATACCGGGAAGCCGGGATAAACTGGTGGGACTACTGCGGCTCCATCCTCGTGAACTCCTACCCTACCTATTTCGAGAAGCTGCCGCCACTGATAGACAAAATCAACCGGGAAAAACGAAGCAGCAAGAACTACGTGCTGTTCCTCGGTTCGACCGGCACGGAAAGCAACCAAGCGCCATGCCTCAGTCTCGTTCAGTTCCAGATCGAGCAAGGCGAACTGGTCATTACAGCCTACCAGCGTAGCTCGGACGCCAACCTCGGATTACCGGCGGACATCTATCACCTGTACCTTATATCCCGACAAATAGAACTGCCACTGAAATCCATCACGATAAACCTCGGCAACGTGCATATTTACGAGAACAACGTCACACGCACACAAGAACTGCTTGCCGGCAATCCCAACATAAAATTCGAATTGAACGTATGAAAAAGATGTATCTGTCAGCCCCGCTGCCATTCGTGGGCCAAAAGCGCATGTTCGCACGCAAGTTTATGAAAGTATTGGAACAATATCCGGAAAACACGGTGTTCGTTGACCTGTTCGGCGGTTCCGGCCTGTTATCACACATCACCAAACGATGCAAGCCGGAAGCCACGGTCGTATACAACGATTTCGACAATTACCACAAGCGGTTGGAAAACATCCCAAGGACAAACCGGCTGATCTCCGACCTGCGTGCCATGGTCGGAAGTTCCGTTCCACGACACAAGACCATAACCGGGGAACTGCGTGAACGCATCTTCAGCCGTATCCTCCAGGAGGAACACGAGACCGGTTACGTGGACTTCATCACCCTGTCCTCCTCTTTGATGTTCTCCATGAAATATAAGCTGAGCGTGCAGGAGATGCGGAAGGAAGCCCTTTATAACAACATCCGGAAAGCGGACTATCCTGAATGCACGGATTATCTGGAGGGGCTGGAAATCGTCTCCTGCGATTACAAGGAGCTGTTCAACCGGCACAAAGACACGCCGGGCGTGGTGTTCCTGGTGGATCCGCCGTACCTTTCCACCGACGTGGGCACTTACAATATGAGCTGGCGTATGTCGGATTACCTTGACGTGCTGAACGTGCTCTCCGGACATCCGTTCGTCTACTTCACCTCAAACAAATCCTCCATCCTGGAACTGTGCGAATGGATCGGGAAAAACAAAAACATCGGCAACCCGTTCGAGGGATGTACCCGGATGGAGTTCAACGCACACATAAACTACAGTTCATCCTACACGGATATGATGTTGTTCAAAAAAGAGGCCGTCTGACGGCGTTTCTTTGCCCCCTGTTGAAACAGAAAGCCTCCGGCTGTGATTTGTCCGCCGGAGGCTTTACTGTCTGAACATGGCCATTTATCGAAGCCGTTTGAAGGCCACGCACGAATACACCTCGATATTTTCCACGATCTCCTCGTGATTGTGGTTCGTCTGGCTCTCCACCAGGTCAAAAACCTTGAACGTATCACCATCCATGCATGAAAGTCGCTCATGTATCAGTTCCGGCAGGTCAAACACCTCCAGCGCCTCTTCCTTGAACGGGCTGCCCTCACTGGCCGCACCGGTCCAGTCCGTCACGATATGCAGTTTCACTTCCGGTTCGGCACGATATTCCACCCCGTCCACGATCGCGTTCCAGCGTATCGGGCAGAACTCAACGAACACCGCCGGGCGTTCCCAGTTTTCCTCCTGCTCGATAAACTCCACGTTGCGGTTCCACAAGTCAATGTGTTTTATCAAGCCTCCGCCCACCTCCTTCAGCTCCTTGCAGAGCATATTGTAAAGTTCCTTTCTCATTTCCGTCTTATATCAAATTCGACATTGAAATATTCCGTTATATTCTCCTCTATGATTTCCCGGACAGCCTTCTCCACTTCGGGAGAGACACCCAAGAAACGCCTTCGGGGAATCTTGATCATACTGCCCTCCTTTTTCAACGCCATGAACTTCCAGAACTCCGCCTCGGTAGCCAGCTGTACGGTGCGTTTGTCCTTCCGCGGCTCGCCGTTCTTCCTGCGTCCGAAAGAACCGGTTGCCTCGTAGTATTTATGCCAAAAGTAACGCTTCATCTTTTTTGTCACCTTTATTTCCCCGCCGTCATTGTGGATGGCCGCATACGGGAGGTCGGTGTAAAACGTGATGCTGTTCTCAGTGGTCCGGCAGGAAACGCTCCGCCTGAGCCGGCCGGTATCTATCAAAATAGAACCTCCGGGGCGTGTCGGGCTCTTACGTCGCTGCCACGCCTCGGAGAAAAAAGCCTGACGCTCAAAATTGCGGTCGAACTCATCCGTCATCTCCACCCGGATATCCTGCAGGATCCGGGCGATCATCTTCTGCACGTCCTTATTCATAGTCATTGTCATTAAAGAGCAAAAGCTGGCGGGTTTCCTCGTCAGCTATCTTCTTGCTCGCATCCGCGCTCGCGTTGAGTATATTGTAGAATGTACGTTCGGTAACGGCATACACAGGATATACGTACCGCCGCCAGATCTCGCGGTTCGGTACGCCGCGTTTGGCATATTGGTCGTATATCCTGTTTATCTCCTCCACACGTTTCTCATAACTTACTCCGCGTCGCTTTGCCATCGCTTACTCTTTCTTCGGATTATAGGGTTGAATGTCCAGTTCCATCTTCGCGCTCACCATCACCCGGCCGCTACCGCCGCACTGGGGACAAACCTCCTCGGTTGTCTTCACTTTCTTTTTTCTGAAAATCCGGGAAGGGATCGCAGTCGTTCTCTGTACGACACCCGTGCCGCGACAAGCACGGCACAAGGCTACTTTTGGGGTCTTCTCTACGTTAAAGATCATGCGGCATCCTCCTTTTTCGGTTCAACATAGAATGTCTCGTCCTGGGCCACCTGTATGCCACACTTGGCCATCTGCGGAGCCATCTCTTCGGTGTCACGGTCTGCAAGCAGCTTGTCCTTGGCAATCTCCTCCGTCTGGCGCACATAACCGGGAAGAAACTCCTTGACAAGCTGCAACGCACTCGCCCACGTGAAGCCTTTCAAGGTTTTCAACTTTGGCGTGCCTGTACGGAAACCGATAACACCGTGCGCCATCTCAAGGCTCTTTTTCTTTGAGAACAATTCTGCCTGGTTCTCGGTGGCATAGGCCTGCAAGGTGTCGAATGCCTTTTCCTTCTCTCCTTCCAGCTCCGCCAGTTTGTTAGCGTACTTCTCACGGAGCTTTGCGCACTGGAGCTCGATGTCCGCTGTAATCTTCGCACTCTGCGCATCTGCCTTCGCATAGCTTGCAAACGCTTCATCGGCGGCCTCCCTGGTCACGCCGGTAATGATCACTTTCTTTTCTCTTTTTGCCATTGTAGTAAATTTTGATGGTTAATCACTGATTATTTTCTCATCCTTCAAAAGCAAGGCAAACGCCCTGTCTCTTTCAGCCTTTGTCTCAAACTTCTTATACGTCTTCCAACTTCCATTTCGACCTGTACAAAACTTAATCCTCGGAGAAGGGTAATCGTCCTTACGGATTATCTGGAAACCGGCATTAACCAGCTTGTTCTGATCGTCAATTCCCATACTAATCCTCCTCACTATAACCCGGCGTTTCCAACTCGCTTTCCAACAGGGATTCCTCGTATTTCTCATAAGACCACTCGTTCAGTTTATTGAAAAACTCCTCGCGGTCTTCGCTGTCCATTTCCGTGATCTCGTCAAGTATCTGGCTTTTGACGTTCTCCAGCAATTCTTTGAATTTCTTATCCATATCTTTCAATTTTTAGGGGCTTTGGTGTCTATGAACATATAGGTCACCGCTGCCGGTTGTTTTACTTCCTCTTTCTTTTTTTCCTTGAGTCCACCCTTGCGCCGGATAGAGCGCAGCTTTACGGCCAGTTGCTCCAGTTCGTCCGATGAGATTTGGGCAAATGCCTTTCCCGAAATCCTCGGGTTCCGGCAGAAATCATTGATACGTGCCCAGTCAGTGGTATCAATCCCCATCTCTTGCATGAGTTTCAAACACACGCTGCGCCAATATTTAAGCTCCTCCCGCATCTTCCGGCGACACTCATCCACACCGGCCAGCTTCTCCAATCCCTCACAACAGGTGTTATATTCAAGCCTCGTCATTTCACGAAGGCTGTCCGTCCGGTTCCACGTGTACTGCAGCACGATGGACTTCTTGAACTCTTCCCGGTCACCGTTATAAGGCAGCTTGTTGAACAAAGCGTAGAACCGGGCGAAATTGGTTACTTCCTGTGCCATATCATCCTTTCACTTTTTTCTCCACTGAAAGGATTGCCAGACTTATCATCATAAGTTTTACAGACTGACTGTCCTCCTCAAGCAAATCAATATCCGCAACCACAGACTCACCACTCATGGCATTCCATATTCGCTCTACCTCTTCCGTCTTCTTTTGGTTCATCAAAAAGAGATACGCATCATACTCGGAACGATCAAATTCAAATACGACCTTAACTTTCTGTTTTTCTTCCATATATTCACTATTTAAAGATTATTCAAACAAAACTTTAATGCCACACGAACTCGCCACGTCAAGTTCCAACTTCGCGCCTTTGCTCAGTTCCCAGTCCTTCAGCATATAGATATACTCACAATCCAAAAGCAGGGCTATATCCGCCCGCATGTGCTCCCTCCAATGGGCCTCGTCCGGCAAGCCGTTCTTGAACGGGTTAACCGGAGCAAACCCCATGTCTCTCAGTCTCTGTTCCGCATCCGCAAAAGCGCCTTTGCGTTCGTCAATGTTATAGTGGGCTATTGCCCCGCTGATGTAAACCTTGTCTTTTTCCATCATTTCTTTTTTTAGTTGTTTGCTTCTTCTGAATCTTTCCGGCAGTACTATCGTCCAGTTGCAGTTCCGACAACACTCACCCTCCTGTTTCACGGGAACGGGGCTATTACCCGGTTCCGTAAATCTCCTGCCACAAATGCAGCAGATCTTCGTCTCACTTTTTTCCATATCGTCACACTATTTCAAATTGCACCTTAAAATCATATTCCTTGCAAAGCCGCCGTATCTGGACCACAGTCAAAGGGATACTACCGTAGGGGCAAAATATCACCCGTTCCCTGGTAGAGCACCGAAAGCCTTTCCGACGCAGTTTATATAGGAGATTCTTGCGTCTCATCTTCTGTTTGTCCATAATTACAGGTTATTACTCGTTTGAATAATCCCTTCTTCCCATACTGCGTAATAACTACCGGCCTCACCGATGGCACGGCCTTGACAATACGCCTTATAACCGACCACCCTAATCTTCATGTCACAGATATAACGCAAACGGATCGCACCGCCTCCCATCGGCTGGCTCTTCTTTTCCTGACTGATCCAGATGAAGCACTTTTTCGGGAAACGCTTCATCAAGGCTACCGCATCCGGATACTCCCATTCCGACACCTGATACGAATCCACGATGATAAACTTCGGGGACTTCGGCTTCTTCAAACGGTCTATCAGTTCCTCATAGGTCTCGTCCACCACCACTCGGAACTTGCCTTGTACCTCGTTCATCTTCAAATAATCCATACGGCGTTGGAATGTCTGGTTCACGCCCTCTTCATAGCTCAAGTACAACACAAGGCCGAACTTGCACAGCTCCTTGCCAAGCTGCATCACAAAGCTGCTCTTTCCGCTGGCGCTGGCACCGCTGATGAACCAGGAGGCGTTTTCCGCAGGGAATCCGAAAGGCTTATTCCATTTCTCACCCCACGGCAACGTCACCCATTTCTTGGCAGCTATGTCTTTCGGACTATATGCTCGTTTCATTGCACAACCATTTTAAGTTTCTCAATTTCCGTATATACACGTCTCAGACCTCCACGTGTCTTGCGTACAATCTGCGCTATATCCGCACCAGCCGGGGCATTCACCTTAGCCACCGTTCGTGCCTGGGCATTCAAGAACGCCTCGCGCTCCTTGCCGTCATCGGGAGTCACCTTGCTGTAACGATCTCCGTAACGGCTCAGCATCTCGGTATAGCCCACTTTTTTACATTCTATCGAACGGTTGATCTTCTCTTTCAAACCATCCGCACCCATCATATACCAGGCGCAGCTACGTTCGGTGGCGTTCCACAAAGCCTTCAACTCAAGGAACGCCTCATACTGCAAATCCCCGGCCTCGTCCAAAATAATAAGCGGATTTTCAATGGAACGGAGGTAATAAGTCAAATCCTCGTACACATCGCTATATTTGCCTTTGGCATCCACACCGAACTCCGCGGCGATCTTACGCACCAGCTTCAGCTTGGTCTTCACCTGCGAGCAGTCGATATACACGGCATTCTTGTGGTTCTGCACATAATACCGTGCGGTAAAGGTTTTTCCTATGTTTGGGATATCACATAGGATAGCCGACAAGCTCGACTGCTGGGAGAACTCCAGCTGGGCGGTTATATACTCGAACGTGGCGGTCTTGGCGACCTTCCACTCCATATCGGCACGGAGGCTCACGCCCAAACGACGGGATATACTTATCCAGTTGGCGTCACTAAGGGCCTTGTCCGTCTGTCCGTTCTTGATGGCACTGTACACCGAAGTACTGATGCCAAGGGACGCGGCGTGTTTGGCGTCGCTCGGGTAATTCGCGCGATTGGCGGCTACCGCTCCCAAAATCTTCTGTTTCTGCGCTTCTGTAATCATAATTCAAACGCTGTTATAATGTTATTCTAATCGTATCCTTACATATCTCCGATACCCAATGCGGCCATGTTTACCGCCGGCTGCCATTCGTAAATATCTTCGGGGGCTTCCGGTTTCATTTCCGAGGCTACCAGAAGATCTACCGGCTCTTCTTCGGCCGTCTGTTCCGTTTTCGCTGCCACGCCTACCTGACCGATGGCGTTGTCGCGGACGTATTTGCCGAAACTACTTATCTTCTTCTGCTGCTCGATATAGTTCACAACATCCTTCTCGGTCTGCTCGGCCAGCACCCTGTTGTAGGTTTCCACCTTCTCCACCTTGTCGATATAGCGGTCGCCCTGAAATATATACACGTCCGTGGGCTTTCCCTCCTCATCCGGCAGGTAGTAGGCCGTCACCTTGTAGTCGTTCGGCTGCAGGCGTTCCAGCACCGATGTGTCGCTCAGCCACCAGTCCTCGTAGGCCACTCGCACCGTTGAGTTGCGCCGTATGCTGGTTTCCACACGCTCGCCGATGAAGCGGCTCAGCGTGAGTTTGTCGTACTTGCGCAAGGTAGGGTTGATGTTCGCCATCAGCACTTGCCAGCGGGTCATGCCCGGATATTTCTTCTGGTTGGGATGCAGGGTGTTGTTCCATTCCGCATTGTCCCGGCGGTCATCGGCCACCAGCTGGTCATAGCTGAAGTATTCCCGGTCTTCGTAGGTGTCGTTGTATTCGTCACTAATCTTTTTGTGTTCCGTGCGCCACTTTCCTTTGCAGTAGTGCCGGCCAATGCCGGCATGGTTCTTGTGGATGACGCTGCGCTTTTTCGCGCCATTCAGTGGCTCGGCATATTTCTCCTGCGAGTTCTGAGGGGCGCAGAAGTGAACGAAGTTGAATGCAACCCCGGCCTGCAGGAAACCCTCCTTGTACTCGCTCATCAAGTGGTTTTCCACTTCTATGCCAGCAGGAATTCCCCAGCCGTTGCGCTCGATGAGCCGGAACATGTCACGGAAACAGTCCACGACAAGCATCTGGTCTTTCTTGCGTCCGTAACTGGCGCCGACCACGCACTGGCTCACCACGTCGTAGGCGTAATAGGCGTGTACCCGCTGCTTGGTGTCTTTCAGCTTGCGTGTCAGGTCCACGTCGTCCATCGTGATTTGCGACAGGCTGAACTCTCCGTTATGTCGGTGAACGTGAGGCATCTGCTCGTGCATGAACGTGGTATAGCTGGAAAGGGCGTGCTCTACCAGCAATTTGTTGCTCGGCTTATTCAGAACATTTCTGATGGTACTCTCGCTCAGTTCCTTCGGGTCGCCGTTCTTGTCGGTAAAATCGTCGGGATTATAAATTTCGCCGGTACTCAGGTCATACACGTCAAGCTCCCCGCACACAAAGGACATATACATCTCATGAACGTTGCTGTTGAACGGTTTGTTAGGAAGGACAGCGATACTGCATATCAGCCGCTCGGTCTTGTGGTCCACCTTCCTGGCAATCTGGTTCCCGAACTTTCCACTGATAAGGCACTCATAACCGTACTGCTTGTACTCGTTCACCTTCTTCCGGAAACGCAAGGTACTCGCCGGCAGATCATGCCCGAACTCCTCGCGCAGCGTCTCAATGGTAGTAGCCATCATGCTCCAATCATACTTCTCTCCCATCAGCTTACGGTAGTCACGACTCCGATTGTATAACCGGATGCAGGTATTCAGAACCGACGCGTTCACCGCATACTTTCTGGCAAGCTCGTCAGAAGCCTTATCGCTGGACTGCCGGGCAGCCCAATCCATAAAGAAAGCGACGGCAGCCTGATCAAGCTCGTAATTCGATATTATCCAACCACGCAAAAGAATAGCGGCGCCACCAGGATGTTTTTCATTTACTTGATCTTGATATTCAGTTGGAAGGCTATCGACAACAACCAAAGCGTAGTTTCCCTTTCCACCACCAGAACGAGCCATCTTCAGCCTGTTACGTGCAGCAAGTTGACGGCAGTAATCCTGTGTCAAAATACCGTCAGCCTCAAGTTCACGTACCGATATGCAAAGTTTGTTATCGAAAAATTCCATACTCACACCTCCTTATTTCAACGCGGCCGCAAAATTTTGGATGATGTCTATATTGGAAAATGTCACATTATCATAATGTCTCACCTCTTCCCCTTTATAAGTCACCACACCCGTACTGTCGTTTTTACTGATTTCCAACAACGCGCCATTCGGAAAATATTGGCGTATCACGTCATCATGGTCGTGTAACGTCTCCATAACCGGAGCCACAGCCATTACAATACCGCCACGCTCACGGGCGGCCTTCTGGATCCTACGGATGGTATCCGTGTCCTGTTCAAAACGCAGGGCTTTCCAAACCGTCACGCTACTTACGTCGAAAGCCTTGGCCAAAAACTGGCGATCCTCACTTGTTACATGAATATACTTTTTCATATCTCACTTGATTTTAATATCCTAATTCATTATATTTGTTGCGTTTTCAAAAAAGAACAAGTTATGTTACCTCTTTATACCGTTACTTATACACTCACTGCACGTGATCAACAAAATCTCTGTTTAGAGCAGTTCAAGGAATATATCTCCCCGGCCATTGAATGTGCCACACACCTTATGGGACTTATTACAGCCGGGAAAAAACCAGCAATCGCTTTTTATGAAGAACCGGAACTATATGCAAAAATCATCGTATCCGTTTCTTTTGGAAAAAACAAAGCCGAGCACCTTTCCCCAATAAGCATCGCACTTGGAGACCTCATGGCATTGGAACTTTCCGAATGCGAAATAAGCACTAAGATTGACCAATACGTTTTGGGATAGGAGGACGATTCACCACATCCGCCAGTGTCTCACACGCCACTACTTTTTCAAATGTAGCTTGGTGCCTTAAAACGGCTAATACTTCCGCATTCAAGGAAAGGCAATTAACGTACGCTTCACTATTATAGCGTTCCGAACTTTCCGGTACGGCCGCTTTCATTTCATTCATCACACCATTCAGGGCACCAAGTAATTCCTCTAATGCCTCAGTACTTACCTTGTCTAATAAAGTTGCTTTCATATCTCACTATTTTATCATTACTCCGCATTTTCAACCTTGAAAGAAAAGCCCTTATCCGCCAGCACCCGCTTTACAAAATCCAAATCGTGTTTATCAACCGGGAAAAATACGGCTTGACAATCCACACTGGGATAAGATTTGATAGCAGTCTTCGTTGCCACCTTCTTAACTAATCCATAAAGAAGTCCGGCTGTTTCAGCCGTTGCTTGCGCTATAATTACTTTCGCTTTCATTTTCTCACTTATTTAAATTCGTTTATAATCGGTTTCAAACTCACGCCGTAGCAGCTCATCAAGCGCCGGATAAGATTCTTCACATAAAAATCGGGAGCGGAAAACACAATCCCGGTCTCTTCAGTGTATCTGAAGCTGATACCATCCATCATCAACACGTAAGCGACTTTGTACTTCACGCTTTGTGTCTGCCATTCTTTGATTTCTTCGTTCATTTTCTTTAAGTGCTAAAATTCGTTATTCTCGACCCTTTTCTGTATCTTTGGCCGCTTGTTAATTTCTTAACTCGATGCAAATATAGTATGAGATTTTCATACTACAAAATATTTATGCGTAATTTTTCATACCAAACTCGTTTTATGGAGGAAAATATCAGATTCATTCAAATACTTGACGAATTAAAAGCTCAAGGGCAAATAACCGATTATGTACAGGTAGCAAGCATACTTGGCACAAATAAAGCTGGCATAAGTGACATTAAAAGTGGCCGAAAGAAATTATCTATAGAGCTACTTAGAAGTCTGAAATATTCATACCCTGATATTTCGATTGATTGGATCATCATGGGGACAGGGGATGCTTTCATAACAATGAAAGAGAAGCAAGAAGCCACAGATGCACACTTATTCGTACAAACCATAACTCAACAGGCGGAAGAAATCGGCCGTCTTAAAGAACAGATCCGCCAAATGAATCTTGAAAAAGGGAAGCCTGCATCGGATGCGTACACTTCTGGAGATGCAAATGTAGGGTAGAGCGCACTTTTACCATCAGGAGAACATGAAACGTTACCCTACGAATCCCCCTAATCATACCTTCAGGTTCCCCTCCCTCGGTATTCCCCCTCCATCTACCCCATATAATCACCTTAAAAGGACTGATAATCCGTTATATAATAATGTGGGATTTTTGTAGGTGGTGGTTTTTAGGGTGGGTGTATCGAGGCATATTTTACACCTATCATTCAAAAAACCATATTTTACCACACTTCCAACTACCCCCTCTCAAAACCGTGTTTTGTCACTCCAAATACAAAAATCTGTCACTCCAAACTGTCACACCAAGTGTCACCCCAAAGGGTCAATCGTCACTTTGGGGCACAAAAAAAGGAGACCATAAGTCTCCCCTACAAGAATAACTGCCGAATGGTGATTTTCTTTCGTTCTAATGCCATTCTAATCTATTCATCTACTCTCCCCTCCTACTCCCTGAAATAAGCGTAGATTGCTTGATTATAGCCCTTTTAGTGCATACTGTACCATTACCGGACAGACCAGCATGTAACAGATAATTTTTGGTCGCACCCACCTGTTCTGCCGTCAAAACCGTATAAACAGCCGAAATGCTACTGAAATACCAATCTCTTCGTTTTGTTCCGTCTATTCCGTGCGTCAAATGCACATGTATAACCTTTGCCATATCACTATTATATTTGATACAAATATACCAAATATCTATTATATAGAATATTTTAGAAACATATAATCCAAAACAATGTATAAAAAAGTGGCCTACCACCGATATCTTCCTCTCCTACTTACGCACCATGTAAACCTCGTGTAAGCCCATTTAAAGCAATCGTCAAACCGATGCAGCCGAAACAACCCTCCACGTAAACAGAAATTAAACCTACGTATACGTTTCGTTTTGCGGGAGTCCCTTCCATTCTTCCCCATAACCTACTGTATTACAAAGCAATGTATTGTTTTATTCAATATATCGTTTTATACGCTTCGTTCTGTGCCCCATA